ATGAAACGTTGGGAACGCTATTCACAAGACTCATTGATCAAGGGTGAACAGGATGCACGGGGCTCCTTGTTCATTTCCCAGAAGGGCCAAAAAGAGCTAGGGGATATCAAACTGCTGAATGCTGGCGTGGACACCGTTCGTCAGCTCTATCAAGGCAAACCCTGCCTATACCAGTTTGATCAAATTATAAGGGTCTACAACGAAGGCCACGGTGCCACCATGGAACTGTTCGACGTCACTTGGTCAGTAGGGGCCGGCGCAGCCGGTTCAGGCTTCCGCTATCGCCTTCAAAATAATGAGCTAGGCGTCATCGTGTTCTTCCAGGCACGGCATACCAAGGTAGAGAACATCGGCACCCATCTAAAAATCGAACTCTCCCCCCACTTCATCCAGGAGCGTAGCCCCCAAGAGTGCCAAGACTTCATGTACAACATCGCAGCGCATATGCTCGCCTACGTGGAACCGGTCGGCTGTGCCATCCACCTCGCGCTAGACGTTCAAGGCTGGGAGCCTCCCAAAGACTTCATGCAGCGTTTTGTGACCCGATCCAAAAAGATCATGCGCATTGATGGCATTGAAGAGCTGGAGTTTGCCCACAACACCATTGCCACCACCTACGGGCGTGGTGAAACCTATATGTTTGGTACTGCCGGGGCGCTCCAATGCTCGATCTATAACAAGACGCTTGAAGCCAAACACCGCGACAAAATGCACTTCTGGGAAGGCATCTGGAAACACGCTGTAAATGATGACCTCAGCTCCGCCTACGATCCTGAAAAAACCGTCTGGCGTATCGAGCTGCGTTTCCATCAATCGGTGCTTCGTGAGTTCTCGATGGGCATACCCTGCAACGTCGATACCGGTGAAGTGCTGGACGCCTCCCACGGTTTCAACCGCTTCATTGACGTTGTACCGCACCTCTCCGGCCTCTGGCGTACCGCCATGCAGTCATACCGCCTCAACCACAGCCGCGACCTTATCGACCCTGCTTGGCAGCTTATGCAGGAAGACGCCCGCTTCTACTGCCATGAGCCTGCGTTCATGTATAAACGCGCTCGCAAAACACCTGGCTTGGGCAATGAAAAAAACGTCACCCTGGCCTTTGGCAACCTGATCAGCATCTATGCCCGTCAGGGCTTCCGTACCCACCAAGCGGTGCGCTTTCTCCAACGCTCCGGCATGTGGGAAGACCTTGCCGAATACTACCGCCGTCGAGGCGTTGACTCGGGCCAATTCAGGCAGATCGTAGAGCAGAAACTTATAGAACGACGATTGGTAGGGAAAGCCGCGTGAGTATCAAAAAGGTCAAAGGTGGTTGGAAGGTCGATATCTGGCCAGATGGCCGCTATGGCAAACGCGTCAGGAAAACGCTTCCCACCCAGGCAGAAGCAAAGCGATTTGAAGCCCAGTTGCTCACCAAAGCAGCCCAGGGGGAGGATTACACACCGAAGAAAAAAGACCGCAGGCGTTTACTGGAGCTAGTGCAGCTCTGGTACGACATGCACGGCGCCACGCTCAAGGATGGCCAATCACGCCTCGCCAAGCTGCATCAGCTAGCGGGACTTATGGAGAACCCTTATGCCTACACGATCCGCCCTGCAAGCGCTGCAAAATTCCGCCAATTTCGGCTTGAACAAGGACTCTCACCCAATACCGTTAATCACGATATCGCCTATCTCAGAGCGGTTTTTAACGTTCTCATACAGCTAGGAGAATGGAAGGGTGATAACCCTTTTGCCGCTATCAAAGCGATACGGCTACCAGAACGTGAACTTAGCTACCTCACCCACGAACAGATCAAAAGACTATTTGAAGAACTAAAGCAGTCACGTAACAAACACGTCACCCTAATAGCGACCCTTTGTTTGTCCACTGGAGCCCGCTGGAGCGAAGCCCAATATCTACGCTCGGAATTAGTCAGGGATGGCCGTGTCACCTACGTCGACACCAAGAATGGTCGTAGCCGTTCGGTACCGCTTTCCGATCACCTCTATCAACGCCTCAAGGCGCACGGCCCACAGATCGGACGCCTTTTCCCTCGTGATGCCTACCAAGCGTTTACCAATGCCATTAATAACGCAGGCATTGCACTGCCTAAAGGGCAACGAACCCACGTACTAAGGCACACGTTTGCAAGCCATTTCATAATGAACGGCGGCAACTTATTAACACTGCAAAAGATACTCGGCCATCAATCCATACAAATGACCATGCGTTATGCACACGTAGCCCCTGACCACCTGACGGAAGCCGTCACATACGGGCCAAAATTCTAGGGTGTAGACGCTTTGTAGACACTGGCGGAAAAAGGTACAACGAGGGAGTGTATTACGGCGGGTAAGTCTTTGATTTAATGGTGGGCCCAGTAGGACTTGAACCTACGACCAAGGGATTATGAGCCGTGTGAATAGCGCGCCAATAATCGCCTTTGGTCGTTTTTTCAACCACTTGCCTAATATCTACCTGCCTCTGTTCGCCTATACTCTTCATCCGCGTTGACAATTTGTGGACATACTTATCACTCAGCTTCTAATTTTCAATACCGTCATCGACTAAGTAACTTGCTTTATTTGCTTTCAACAGACCTTCTAATTCAGCGATATCAAATTTCTTAGAATTTTTAACAAGCTCTATAAAACTTCCGTACTCATTGGCTCCTATAAGGTCTGTACTATGCTCAACCGGCATTCTTATAACCCTCTCAATATCTTCTTTACTTAAGCTTTCAAATATCTTAAAGATAATATTAGAAAATATATCATTAACCCTTATAAAACTTTTCGACTTCTCAAGCAAATCTAAACTTCTATTTTTCGCAAGAGAATCTATACCATTATCTTTAACTGCTTCTTTTAAATTTTCTAAGTTTAAACCATCAATTCTGTTTTCAACATGCACTTTTAAATCGTTGATTTCATAGAGAGAAACAATCCCTGGCAAAAACTCATTTACAGGCCCATCTTTAACAAAAGAAATTATTTTTTCTCTTGAGGCTTCTTCTAACACCACCCAAGCTTGATTTGTTTGTGAGACTAACCAGGCGGCTCCTACAAAATACTTATCTTCTAAATTACGGAAAATAGTATTTATTTGTTTCTCAAGCCTACCCTCCACTATTGCTGGGTATAGTTCAAACATTGCATTTAAAGCATTTATAGTATTTATATTATAAAAATAGGGATCATCTTTAGTCATAAATCCAAACACAAGCTCATCTACAAAACCGCGAACCAAAGCATCAGTTGATTTATCTATGTTTAAACTTTTAAATTGAACTAATATCTTTTCTCTCTCTTTCGGAAAATAGTTCGAACTTACAGTTTCTTTAAGTTTTGCTAAAGCAGCTTTACCCTGTATTGGAGGTTCTGAAAGTACATGAACAACTGCATTCCTAATATGCAGCCTTGCTTGTTCAGCTGATGGACTGTATGGAACACCTACTGTTTGAAAGGACGGGTGAGCACATCTATTGCGATCTTCTTTCAATCGTTTCATATCAATCATTTGCTGAGCATCAAAAAACTCTAACTTATCCTTACATGTTTCTAATATATTTCTCTCAAAATCAGTTGCTTGCTTTATAGCCTTAGGATCATTTTTTGCAATTTGCTGCATGTAATTTTCGTACTTTTCTTCTATTTTTTTTGCTTCACCATCTCCAGCTAATGAGAGCTCGCGAACTTTATCAATTAAATCGAAAACAACTGCTACCCATGTGCTTACGATTGCTGCTCTGTATGCACCACCTCGATAACATTTTATAGCTTCTGAAACATATATCTTTGACTGCTCAGATCTACATTTTCCAGCTAATGCTTCTATATCAGAAATACTATCAATCAAAATATTCCCCTTAGGTAGATGTAACAATTATAAAATAATTTATTCTTTCAAGATTTTTAATTAGCTACTCTCTATCCTTGCCCCTTTATCCACAATGCCTTCCCCCCTGGAACCATTTATCAACAACCTTTTTTGCTAGTTGGTATCCGTTCCCGTTTTCTTCAACGCGTTACGCGCCTTTTCTATTTCTGGGCTTACTTGCCCACACACTTCATCGGTCTGATCTGTCATCAGCCAGAGTGTGTATTTGTAGAAAGCTTTTGTTATTTGCATGAGCACTTTCCCAGAAGGGGCATTTTTTCCCTGCTCTAGGCGTATGAGTGTGTTCTTTGGAATTCCAGTTAAGTCACTGAATTCCTGGCGTCCCATACCTTCGGCCTCTCTCAAGGCGCGAATTTTTTCGCCAATTACTATTGACGCATCATCACTCATGACTATACTCACCAATGATTACTGTGATCATTCATGATTACACCGCTTCGGGAAACCATAAACCCGTAATTCAAAGCCTATCACAGCCCATTACAGTGCAGGTAATGACACATGGAAACGAGTAACGCGCCCCAGGTTCCGGCCACAGTGCCAACGATGACCATCGAACGCTTCTCGCAGCTCTCCGGCCTAGATGAAGGTGTCCTTCAAGGCCACATCCGCCGCGGCTACCTCCCCACCATCAAGGTTGGTCGTTACCGCATGATCAACGTGGCCCTCCTCAACGCCCAATGCCTTAACGCGGAGGAATGGTCATGAACGCCTTAGCTACTAAAGCCACTCAAAACGGCTCTATTTTCACGTTAGGCGCCTTTAAAGCACACACTCTTGACGTGATAGGCACTTTTTACGTCGCCTCTCTAGAGTGCGATAACCGCTTTTATCGCGGCATCAATCAATATGGCTCTGTCAGCCTTCATGTTCGCCCTGATGGCTCCATCAAACTCTTCATCCCAACAGATCACCTACTCGCTCTCGACCTGTCAGGCGTCACCCCTGGCGACTTGATGGGCCTGGATGATTGCGACGGCCAGCGTTACCGCATCCGCTTTGCTGATTACGACGCAGCCCTTGCCTTCCTGGCACTGAACTACGGTGTTACCGACGCCCCAGAGAGCCCCACAAGCACTACCCAGCACAACGCTGAGCCAATCCGCACCAAGGAAAAGAAAATCACCATTTCCATGATGGTAGAGCCATCGCTCTACGAGGAAATGAAGCGCCTAGCTGAGCTAAAAGGCCGATCAGTCGGCGGCCAGATTCGCCACGCCATCAAGCAAAACCTCCGACATTCAAAACATTTGCTTCCTGGCGCACCTATCCACACCCCCACGGCTAACGCGCCCACCGTTATCCACAACGGCCTTTAGCCCTTTTGGAGTTATCCACATGAGTAAAAAACAGCCCATTCGCGTGTTTCTCGACCCTGAAACACACAGCCGCCACCTCATCCAGGCGGGCACCAACGGCCTGACCTCATCGGCCCTATCAGAACGCCTGATTGAATACGGCCTTGCCCAACTGGAGCGCGGCGACAAAGCACCTCTGGAAGCCCTTTCCCGTGCGGCCTCCCCCGCTCCCAATGCCAACGAGGCTTGATCTATGTCCCCCTGCCCGTCATCCGTCGCCCTTCGGTCGCACGGCGTCCTTAGCCAGCAGCGGACAGACTGTCAACCCCTGTTTGTGGGGTTTAAACAGGGGTTGACCGGCTGGCCGATGTTGGCTGCCGTGCAGAAAGACCGAAGGGCAAACGGAGGGCGGGAAGGGGGATCCCCCTGCCTCGATTCCCGAGCTCTGAGGGAGCGGGGCCAGCGGTGCCTCCACGGCCGGGACTATGCACGCGCCGCCACCTACTACGCCCAGGCGGAATACCTGGCGCTGGTACAAAACGGCGTTACACCTGAAACCACTGAGCTATCCATTCTCGCGGACTACTGCCTAACCCAAGCCGCCAGAACCCAACGCTAACGAAAAGGAACCACCACCATGATCAACACTATTCAAGCCCACGTTATCGGTGCCTCTCGCTACAAGATGGATAACGGCGTCCAGGGCGCAAAAATTTCCATCATGCAGGCCGCCTCTGCTGAGAACGAAAACGCTCTCGGCAATCAGGTCAGCGTCATGACAGCACCCTATGAGATTTTTGACCAGCTCCACGCCGCTGCCCCGCACATGCCCTGTGCCATGGAGCTGGATATCGAACTCCGCACCTCCTCCGCGGCGGCCGGTGGCAAAACCGTGCTTCACGTACTTGCCGCCCGCCGACCCAACACCACCGGTAGCCAGCAGCAAGCTACCGCCAGCGACAAAAAATAGGATTCTGAGCCATGGACACAACAGAAATTAGCGGTCTGTGGCTCCTGGTTTATTGCGTCGGTCTCGTCCTTGCGTTCGGTATCGGCTCAATAAATGGGGGCCAACGATGAACGATATCAGCATCACGTTTGTGGTTGGCTCCCTTTTCGCGTCCTACGCCCTCGGTTGGGTGTTTGGACATTCAATCTTGATCTACAAACGTTTTATGGAGTCTGTCTCATGACCCTTAACACTATCGCACACCACGTAAAACAAGCTGCTACCACCACACGCGGCAAAGTCGCTGGCGGTGCTGCTCTACTCATGGGCTCGGCAGTTGCTCACGCACAAACGGCCCCCACCGGTGCAGAAGCGGCGTTCAATGAACTTCAATCACAAGCCTCTGACATGGCGGGTTACGCATGGCCGGTCGTGGTAGGGGTGGTCGGTTCACTGCTCGCTATCGGTCTGTTTAAGAAATTTGCCAACAAGGCCACTTAATACCGCGTTAACAGGGATCAACCAAGGGGCGGAAACGCCCCTTTTTATATAGCGAGGGGAACATGATTAAAAAAGCCGTTTTACTACTCTTAACAGCGCCTTTTTTAATGGTGTTTTCTGGCCAGGCTTTTTCTGATGCTTATTTTACCGGTCATTGGGCTTATGCTCCTGGCAATTATGATTCTCCTAGCGCTGCTTGTTCTGCTTATATCTCTGGTAAAAATGCTGAAATGTCTTCTCAAGGATATTCTTCTTCTTTTGTATCGAGAGGTACGGCTGCTAAAGGTTCTGATTTTATTTGCAAAGTGTCATCCTGTAACCCAAACAACGGTGACGGTGCAGATGCATGCGGCCCTACCATTGAACGGTTCACTATAGAATCTCATGATTGCTCTGGCTCTGAGTATTGTAATGCGTTGTCTACTAACGCTGACCTTTTACCAGTACAAACCGATGAAGAATGCTCTTCTTCTAATGGCGATACTATAAATGTTAGCGCTTCATCTGCTAATTATTTAAATAGTGGTGGCTCTGTTAAGACGCATGGCGGTGCCTGTTCTGTTACGTCTGCTGGTGGCGTTGCTGTATGTTCGGGCACTGATGGCAATGTAGAGTGTGCTCTCCCTATAGAGTCATCATCAACTAATGAATATGGTGAGTTTAATCCAGATTCTTCATTAAATGGTGGATGGGGTGAAGGTAATGGCACCTTTTCTGTCGTTAACTTTAATACCCCTGAATATCTAAACCCCCTCCCAGGAGGCTGCTCTGATTCGTCTAGCTGCGTCACGATTGGCGACACCTCTTATTTAGTCGATTGGGACTCCGCGCCTGATTACTTCTCCTATGTCGATTCCAATGGAACCACCCACTCAAATCCCTCTAGTGGTGGCGGCTCCGGTGGTGACACTGGTGGCGGCGACAACGGTGGCGGCGATCCTACCGACCCAACCGATCCCACTGACCCTGGCGGTGATAACGGTGGCGGTGATGATTCCGGCAACGATGATTCTGACGATAACAACGGCGGCGGTGGCTCCGGTGGCGGCTCAACCGTGCTGGACTTCGAGTTTGATGAATCCGGCATTATTGAGGCTATCGGCTCCGCTGGCCAATCCAACCGTAACGCTATCAACGCGCTCTCCAATGATGTAACCAGCGCGATTAACGACCAGACCAACGACTTAAACAACGCGACCTCTGCCCAAACCGACGCGCTCAACAGCACGTTAAATAACCAAACCGATAGCCTGACAAGCTCACTGGATGATCAGACCAACGACCTCACCACGGCCATTGATGACCAGACAGGTACTTTAAGCGGCTCCCTGGATGCTCTCGGCACGTCCATTGTCGATGCGATTAACGGCCTTGGTGCTGACGACGGGGAAGGCGATGGTGAAGATGAAGGTGACAAAGAAGGCTTCTTTGAAGGCTTGGTTGACAGTCTCGCGGATCGCTTTGATAGCAAGATCGATGGGGCACTTAACCCAGACGGCATGCCAGGTGATTCTGAAACCGCGGGCATGATCGACGGTGAAGGCGCTGCCGATAGTGTCATGGAATCCCTTGAGCAAGGCGCCGATCAAAAAAACACCGCCATTTATGACGAATTCGAAGGATTTTTCGAGGGCGGCGGGGTTATTGATGGAACGCTTGCACCTCTACGTGACTTCGTTACCTCCTTTCTCCCCAACTTGCCTACCGGTGGTTGTACCCCGCTTACCTTCGGCGCGGGCGAACGTTCATTCACTATTGATTGTGAAGGCTTCAATTTGTTGAAAGCCGCACTTTCCTGGGTGCTGTTCTTCTTTACCGCCTATCAGCTTATTTCCATCCCGATGGATGCTCGTAAGAGTCAATAGGAGTTCTCACCATGGCCGCATTACTTCGCCTTCTCTTAAGTCGCTTCGGGATCTTGCTGACCGAGTTATTGACGCACTTCGGCGGCTTATTTGTCCGTGCTTATTTGTGGCTTAAAGTCGCCAAGCTGGGCATTTTCACTATAAAGCTCGGCATCTTTTTTGGCATTTTAACCGCCATGATCAACGGCATTAAATTGCTGGGAAATTCGCTCATTGTGTCCATGCCGCCCATGCTGGCCGATGGTATCACCCGCGTCATGCCCGATAACTTCTATGCCTGTGTCACGACCATTCTGTTGGCCAAGTTCATTGTTTATACCTTCCACATTAAAGATCGCGTCTTACACATGGGGAGCGATGTGTAATGGCCGTTTACGTCGTCACTGGAAAACTAGGTGCCGGTAAAACCCTGGTCGCCGTGGGCAAGATCAAGGACAAGCTGAACCAGGGCTGCAAAGTCGCCACCAATCTGGACTTGAACCTGGATAAGCTGATTGGCGAAAAAGCCAAACAGACCCGCTGCTATCGCATCCCTGATAAACCCGTCCTGGCCGATCTGGAGTCCATCGGCACCGGTACCGAGGAGTACGACGAAAACAAAAACGGCCTGTTGGTGCTGGATGAGTGCGGCACCTGGTTTAACGCCCGCTCCTGGAACGATAAAAGCCGTCAGGACGTCATCAACTGGTTTCTCCATGCCCGCAAATTGGGCTGGGATATCATTTTCCTGATTCAAGACTTGTCGATCATGGACAAGCAAGCCCGCGTCGCCCTCGCGGAACACGTCGTTTACTGCCGCCGCCTGGATCGCGTCTCCGTGCCCTTTGTCGGTGCGCTTTACTCGATGTTTGTGGGCTCCAAGATGCCCTTACCAAAAGTGCATCTAGGCATCGTCAAATACGGTGATTCCCCCACCTCCATGGTGGTTGAACGCTGGACATACACCGGCCGCGCCCTCTACCCCGCTTACGACACCAAGCAAGCCTTCTCTGACCACTACCCCCACGGCACTTACTCCGTGCTGCCGCCCTGGCTCACCCACGGCAGGCTTCGTGTGCCTCATGACGCGAGGTTCTACATGAAAATGACCCGTATCTACTGGAAACGCTTTAACCGCCCGTTGCTCTCCCTGGCCTCCTTTGTGCTGGGCTGCTTTATCACCCTGTCGGTACTCGTCGCCGACCGTGTGAACGCTCGATCACAAGACGACACGCCCCCCGCGGCACCGCAAGAAATGCCCGACTTTAGCACCACCCGCATCGCCAGCTTTAGCCAGTTTGGCGACCGCACCACTTACCGCCTCATTGATAGCGACCGCCAGTCCCTCACTACCGACGATCTCGCCCGCCAAGGCTTTGGCATCGTCCCTGTGAGCGCCTGTCTAGTTCGCGTAGAAAATGGAGTCACCCATGCTGAAATTCGCTGTTAAAACCGCCGCGTCGTTCGCCCTGGCTACCCTCATCGCCACCAGCGCCCACGCCACCCCGATCCAGATGCAAGACACCGATATCCGCGACTTCGTGCGCTGGTACGTCGACCAAAGCGGTTCCCCGTTGGCCATCCACCCCACGGCCACCGGCACGCTCACGGTTTACGCTCCTGATGTTCCTGATCACCAGTTGGATGAATTCTTCCAAGGCGTGTTGCGTTCCCACGGCTACACCATTCTCCCAGGCAATCCGCCGACCGTTGCACCGGCCAGCCAAACAGCCACTTCAAAAACACCAGGTGTTTCTGCTCAACCAACCGAACCACTCGATCCCGCCGCCGCGATCGCCAACGCCCCCACGCTCACCCCACCCCCAGAGCCCCAGGCCACGCACCTGTTCGCGTTTAACAACGTGCGCGCTGACGATATCGCCCCGCTGGTGACCACCTTTTTGACCCAAAACGCCCAGGACGGCTCCAGCCTGCCCCGTGTTCAGGTGCTCCATGCCTCGAACGCCATCCTAGCCAAGGGCCCAGAAAAGCAGCTCACGCAGCTCCAGGAGCTACTCCCTCAAGTGGACGTCGCCCACCCCCAACTCCTCATCCAGGCGGTCATCTTTGAAACCACTGACGGGGATACCTTCGATCTCGGCGTCTCGCTGGGCAGGTCAACCGGTAGCGGTGTCGCCGGTGGCTTCAACACCGCCAACCTCGGCACCTCATTAGCCTCCTCCGGCGGCACCTTCGGGATCTTTGACGGGGATGTACTCGCGTTTGCCATCAACGCCTTACAGCGCGACTCAACGTCAAACGTGTTATCCACACCGCAAATCCTCACCCTCTCCGGCAAACGGGGCACTATTTCCATCGGTCAGAATGTGCCCTTTGTCACGGGTCGCGTCACCGGTGAATCAGCGGACGTTAACAGCCCCTTTCAGACCATCGAACGCCGTGACGTGGGCATACGCTTAAACGTGCTGCCGGTGGTCACTGCCTCCGGTTTAGTCATCATGGATATCACCACCTCCGCCGACTCGCTCACTGATTCGTTGATCGCCTCTGACATCATCACCAACCAGCGCCAAATCAACACCACCGTCCAAATCCGCTCCGGCCAAACCCTGCTGCTCGGCGGCCTATCGTCCCAGGATGACCGTACCCAGGTCTCCGGCGTTCCTGGCCTCTCCAGCGTCCCCGTTGCCGGTCGCTTGTTCCAAAACGAATCCACCTCCACCCAGCGCACCAACCTCCATGTCTTGCTCCAGGCGACGGTATTACCCCGCTATGACGCCAACCGCGTGAATACCCAAAAACCTGCTGCCGCCAGCCCGTTACTACCTGCGCAGCACGGGGTGACGGGCTGGCGGCAGCAGGTCGAGACCATCCCTGTAACACGTCTCGCAGAATAACAACGAAACCCGTCAAAACAGCTCATTACAGCTCGTACCAACATTTTAAAAAGTTAAGGGAATAGGTCATGGAGCGTTGGAACCGTTATTCGATTGCGTCACTGGAGAAAGGCGAACAAGACACGTTCGGAAAGCTCTTGATCAGCTCCGCTGGTCAACGTGAGCTGGACGATATCCGCTTACTGAACGCAGGCGTGGACACCGTGAGGCAGCTTTACCAGGGCAAGCCTTGCCTGTACCAGTTCGATGAGATCATCAGGGTCTATAACGAAGGCAAAGGTGCCACCATGGAGCTGTTCGATGTCACATGGTCGGTAGGGGCCGGCGCAGCCGGTTCAGGCTTCCGCTACCGTCTCCAAAATAACGAGCTAGGCGTGATCGTGTTCTTCCAGGCACGGCACACCAAGGTGGAGAACATTGGTACCCATCTAAAAATCGAGCTCTCCCCCCACTTCATCCAGGAGCGAAGCCCCCAAGAGTGCCAAGACTTCATGTACAACATCGCGGCTCACATGCTCGCCTACGTGGAGCCGGTCGGCTGTGCCATCCACCTCGCGCTAGACGTTCAAGGCTGGGAGCCTCCCAAAGACTTCATGCAGCGCTTTGTGACCCGATCCAAAAAGATCATGCGCATCGATGGCATTGAAGAGCTGGAGTTTGCCCACAACACCATTGCCACCACCTATGGCCGCGGTGAAACCTACATGTTTGGTACCGCTGGAGCGCTCCAATGCTCGATCTACAACAAAACGTTGGAAGCCAAACACCGCGACAAAATGCACTTCTGGGAAGGCATCTGGAAACACGCCGTAAAAGACGACCTCAGCCCCGCCTATGACCCTGACGAAACCGTATGGCGTATCGAGCTGCGTTTCCACCAATCGGTGCTCCGTGAGTACGCCCAGGGCATTCCCTGCAACGTTGATACCGGCGAAGTGCTGGACGCCTCCCACGGCTTCAACCGCTTCATTGACGTGGTTCCCCACCTCTCCGGCCTCTGGCGTACCGCCATGCAATCCTACCGCCTCGATGCCCGTCGCAACCTGATAGATCCCGCGTGGCAAGTCATGCAGGAAGACGCCCGTTTTTACTGTCATGAACCTGGCTTCATGTACAAACGCGCTCGCAAAACACCTGGCTTAGGTAATGAAAAGAACGTCACCCTGGCCTTTGGCAACCTGATCAGCATCTACGCCCGTCAGGGCTTCCGTACCCACCAAGCAGTGCGCTTTCTCCAACGCTCCGGCATGTGGGACGACCTAGCCGAATACTACCGCCGTCGAGGCGTCGACTCCGCGCAATTCAGGCAGATCGTAGAGCAGAAACTGATAGAACGACGATTGGTAGGGAAAGCCGCATAGCCATGGCCATTAATAGAGTCAAAACCGGCTGGCAGGTGGACGTTAAGCCTGAAGGTCGCTTGGGTAAGCGTGTCCGTAAAACATTCCGCACCCAGGCAGAGGCAAAACGCTTTGAAGCCAAAATACGCTCACAGGCTGCTAGCGGGGAAGATTACGCGCCTAAGCGTAGGGATAATCGTAGTCTTATGGAACTCGCCGAGGCATGGCACAACCTACACGGCGCCACACTAAAAGATGGTGAATCACGGCTTAATAAATTACGTTTTATAGCCAACTACATGGGGAATCCACGTGCTTCATCGGTGCGACCGATTCACGTTGCTGAATACCGCCAAAAACGTCTTGCCGAAGGTGTAAAAGCGAATACCGTAAATCACGATGTCGGTTATTTTCGCGCTGTATTCAACTTATTGATCAGGATGGAAGAGTGGCACGGCGAAAACCCATTCGCGTCGATCAAGTCCATTCGCCTACCCGAACGGGAGCTGTCTTACCTCACCCTTGAGCAGATCGATACCCTTTTCTACCACCTCGACCAGTCCCGCAACCGTCACGTTAAACTGATGGCAAGCTTGTGCCTTGCCACGGGTGCCCGATGGGGTGAAGCCCAATATCTACGCTCCGAGCTGGTCAGGAATGGCCAAGTAACCTACGTGGACACTAAGAATGGCCGTGCCCGCTCCGTGCCCATTCCTGACGTGCTTTATCAGCAGCTAAAAGCCCACGGTGCCCCGATGGGCCGACTCTTCCCCCATGATGCTTACCAAGCTTTCACCAACGCGCTAAAAGCCTCAGATATCGAACTGCCTAGAGGCCAACGCACACACGTATTACGGCACACGTTTGCAAGCCACTTTGTGATAAACGGCGGTAACTTGCTAACACTGCAAAAAATAATGGGGCATCAAAGCATACAAATGACCATGCGTTATGCACACCTGGCACCGGATCATTTAAAAGAAGCGATCACCTACGGCCCGAAAATATTCGGTTGACACTTGGTTGACACTTTGAGGGATCAGTACAGCGAGGGAGGGAGTCTTGGCGTGTAAGTCATTGAAAAATGGTGGGCCCAGTAGGACTTGAACCTACGACCAAGGGATTATGAGTCCCCTGCTCTAACCAACTGAGCTATAGGCCCGAAAAGCGTGCATATGATAGCGAATGTGGCCGGGTGAGGCTAGCCCCTTTGCGCTATCTTGATGTCATTACGGCACTTTATGTGGATTGGACAGTCTGGTGAGTAGTTCTTTATGCGGAGACGCGCTGTGAAAGCATTGATTGCTCTATTCCCCTTATTGTTGGCGCTGCCCGTGCACGCTGATTGGCAGCTTGATCCTGGACAGTCGCGGGTGCAGGCATCGATTACTCAGTTGAACGGCGAAGCACCGCAAACGCATCACCACCAAGTGCGCGATCTGCAGGGTGATATCTCCAGCGATGGCACCCTGCGCCTGCCGCTAAAACTTAGCCAAACGGATGTGCTTGAACGCTTTGGCGAGCTGCCGCCGTGGATAGGCTTGCTGGCGAACACCACCTTGGTGACGCTAGAAGCGCAAATGCCGCCAGAGCGATTGGATAGCTTGGATATTGGTGAGTCGCTAGTGGAGACACTAACCTTTAGCGTTCAGTCCGACATGGTTAAACAGCAGGAATCCGTACCGCTGCGGTTCACCCGTGAAGGCTTGAACGAGATACGCGTAACCCACGCGGAGCCCATGGCGATGGATGGCCGAGCGCTGATGGCCAACAGCACGGTGCGCACCGTGATGTCATTACTAGGCTACCAGGAGATTGACGAGCATGTGCCCGTCACCCTCAATGCGCTCCTGGTTAATAGGTAATAGTTAATCGGTCATCGTTAAAGGTTACTGAGTGCTTCCACATCCCCCGCCTGGGCTTCGCCGGTTTGTACCCGCCACTGGGCGGCGTAGTGGCCGTTAGCTGCCAATAGGCTGGAATGGGTGCCGCGCTCGGCCACTTGGCCTTTCTCGATCACCACGATCTCATCGGCGTGAACAATGGTGGAGAGCCGGTGGGCAATCATAATCACCGTGCGGCCATGGGCGATGCGCTTAAGCGAGCGCTGAATGGCCGCTTCGGTTTCGTTGTCCACCGCGCTTGTGGCTTCATCCAGTACCAAAATAGGCGGGTCTTTAAGTAGCGCCCGCGCTAAAGAAAGTCGCTGGCGTTGACCGCCGGAAAGCCGCACGCCCCGCTCCCCTACCGGCGTATCCAACCCTTGGGGCAGCGTTTCGATAAAGCTCCACGCCTCGGCGGTTTTGGCGGCGCCGATAATTTCAGCTTCATCCGTATCGGGCTTACCGTAAGCGATATTGTCGCGAATGCTGCCTTCAAACAGGTAAACATCCTGGCTGACCAGGCCAATCGACTGGCGTAGTGAGTTCATGCTGACATCGGTAATCGGCTGGCCATCGATGAGTACCCGCCCGTTTTCCGGGTCGTAAAAGCGCAGCAGTAGCTTGATGAGGGTCGATTTGCCCGAGCCGGTCGCGCCTACTAATGCCAGAGTGTTGCCCGCAGGTGCGTGTAAATGAATGTTTTCCACGCCAACGCCACTGGTGGCGTAGTGAAAGCTCACATTGTCGATGGTCACTTCGCCGCGCACCGGCTGAACGAGCGGAGTGGTGCTATCGTCTTTAACGGTAATCGGCACTTCAAGTAGATCGAGAATCCGACGCGTGCTAGCCATGGCGCGCTCGAACAGGTCGATTACCTGGGCCAGGCCAGTGAGCGGCCAGAGCAGCCGCTGCGTCAGGAATACCAACACACCGTACGCACCCACATTCAGCGAGCCGTTGAGCGCCATCATGCCGCCCACAGTAAAGGTGGCCAGAAAGCCCGCCAAAATCGCCATGCGGATCACTGGAATAAACGCGGAGCTAACCTTGATCGCCCTTCTATTGGCGTCTACGTAGGCTTCGCTGGCCTCGCGCAGGCGTTCAGCTTCGCGATCCTCGCTGGTAAAGCTTTTAATCGTCGCGATGCCGCTTAGGTTGTTGGATAAACGGCTGGCTAAATCGCCCACCTTTTCACGCACGTCGCTGTAGAGCGGCCCGGCTTTGCGCTGGAAGAAGAACGCCCCCCAAATGATCAGCGGAATCGGTGTAAACGCCAGCAGCGCAATCAGCGGCGAAAGCACAAAGAATACCGCGCCAATCACCACCACCGTCACCACTACCTGAACCATCGCGTTGGCGCCACCGTCCAGAAAGCGCTCGAGCTGATTAACGTCGTCGTTCATGGTGGCCACGAGCTGGCCGGAGCTTCTTGATTCAAAGAACGCCATATCCAACCGCTGAGCGTGCTCATAGGTATCCTGGCGCATATCCGCTTGTAAACGTTGGGCTAAGTTGCGCCATAGGATTTGAAACAGGTACTCAAATAGCGACTCCCCTGCCCAGATAACAAACGTCAGCACCGCTAGCATGGTGATCTGCTGTTGAGGCGTCTCGAAGCCGAGGCTGGCCACAAAACTCTGCTCCTGGTTGACCACCACATCAATGGCGACACCAATCAGAATCTCTGGAGCAATATCAAACAGCTTATTGATAATCGAACAGGCGGTGGCGGCAATGATGCGCCGACGATAGCCTTTGGCGTAGCGCAGTAGCCGCAGCAACGCTTGAAAACTGTGTGCAGGAGAGGACACAAGCAT